ACATGGGCGACGAAGGCGATGAGTTTGGTGGAGACATTGGTGGTGATGCTACTGATGACTTCATGGGCGATATTGAAGATGAGCCAAAAATGGACGAGTTTGCATTCGAAGAAGCAGACGAAGATCTTGATGAAGAATCTGAAGAAGATGACGTAGAAGAATCAATGATTCGCGAATACGTAGAAAAAGTTGCTACAGCTAAAATGGGCGATAACGGTGCTAACGCTAAGTCTATCGTAGCAGGCAAGAATGATATGGGCGGTACAACTGCTAATATCGCTAAAGGTGCTGATGGTGGCAAAGGCGGTACACAAGGTGGTCTAGCAAATCCTTCTACTAAAGAAGACAATGCTGGCAACGTTAATGTACCAGGAGCCAAAGCAGCAACTAAGCTAAAGTCAGTTCCAAAAGGTCACGGCGCAGAGAAGAAAGGCACTGGTGACAACGGAGCTAACTCTAAGAGCTTGATTGGATCAAGAAAGTAAGATGAGAAATCATCTCCGAGAAAACCTAAGCTTCACTGAAGCAAAGATTGTTGTCGAGTCTGATGACAAAGATGGGAAAAACCTATACATGTCCGGGATTTGTATCCAGGGCGGTATACGTAACGCTAACCAGCGTGTTTACCCTGTGAATGAGATTGGCAAGGCTGTCAAAACCCTGAACGATCAGATTCAAAACGGTTACAGTGTTCTTGGAGAAGTAGATCATCCGGACGATCTAAAGATAAACCTGGATCGTGTATCGCATATGATTGTTAATATGTGGATGGACGGTCCAAACGGTTACGGTAAATTGAAAATTTTACCTACACCAATGGGACAACTAATTCGCACTATGTTAGAAAGTGGTGTGAAGTTAGGCGTATCAAGTCGTGGATCCGGGAACGTCAGAGATGACGGTTCCGGTGAAGTGTCAGATTTTGAGATCATCACAGTAGATATGGTGGCTCAACCTAGTGCTCCAGGAGCATACCCTACACCAATTTATGAACACCTGATGAATAGTCGCGGTGGTTATAATGCCTTGCGTATAGCGCAAGAGGTGCAAGGTGACCCTAAAGCACAAAAATATCTCAAAGAGAGCCTATTAGCAATAATTGGCAAACTCCAATAATAAGGAGAATCACATGTTGGATGCACTAAAACAGCTTTTTGAAAATAATGTGATTTCTGAGGAGATCAAAGAGAGTATTCAATCGGCCTGGGATCAAAAGATTTCAGAAAGCCGTGATCAGATTACTCAGCAATTACGCGAAGAGTTTGCACAAAAGTATGACCATGACAAAAACGTTATGGTAGAAGCTATTGACAGAATGCTTTCTGAACAATTAGCTACAGAAATTAACGAATTTGCAGAAGATCGTAAGCAATTAGCAGAGATGAAAATCAAGTATGCTAAGAAAATGCAAGCAGATACAGGTGTTATGAAGGAATTCATCACACGTCAACTGGCATCTGAAGTTGCAGAGCTTCATGAAGATCAGAAGTTAATGGTTAATAAATTTGGCAAACTAGAACAATTCGTAATTGAAGCTTTGGCTCAAGAAATTACAGAGTTTTACAAAGATAAGCAAGACCTAGCAGAAACTAAAGTACGCTTAGTCAGAGAAGGTCGTGAACAGATCAAGCAGGTAAAAGAAAAGTTTGTAAAACGTGCCGCAGCGATGGTTGAAGGTGTAGTAAGTCAGAACTTAACTTCTGAAATTACAGCACTAAAAGAAGACATCGAAGCAGCTCGTCGCGCAGATTTTGGTCGCAAGTTATTTGAAGCTTTTGCTTCTGAGTACAGCACCAGTTACCTAAATGAGAAATCAGAAACTGCAAAATTGCTCAAAGTCATAGACAAGAAATCACTAGAGATTAACGAAGCACATACCGTGGTAGTTAAAGCTCAGAAGGTAATAGAAAGCAAACAAGCAGAAATTGCAGCTTTGAAAGAAGCTCAAGAAAGAAAAGATATCATGAATGAACTTCTTTCTCCTTTAAGCAAGGAACAAAGAAATATCATGGGTGAATTAATGGAAGGCGTGAAAACTTCAAAACTCAATGAGAGCTTTGAAAAGTATCTACCAGCAGTAATTGATGGTAAAGCCCCGCAGAAAAAACAGGCACTAGTAGAGGCAAAAGAAGTAACAGGTAATAAAGAAATTACCAACAGCACACGTAGCAGTGAGAACGACGGCAACATAGTAGACATACGCCGCCTCGCTGGACTTAAAATTTAAGGAGAATTTAAATGTCAGAACTACTATCAAGCCGTTGGGCAGAAACCAAAGAAGCCCTATTAGAAGGCTTACAAGGCACCAAGAAATCTGTAATGGCCGCAACTCTAGAGAACACACGTAAGTATCTAGCAGAAACAGCTTCCGCAGGTTCTACCTCTGCCGGCAACGTCGCAACATTAAACCGCGTGATTCTTCCAGTAATCCGTCGTGTTATGCCAACAGTTATTGCTAACGAGTTGGTTGGTGTACAACCAATGACTGGTCCAGTTGGTCAGATTCATACTCTAAGAGTACGTTATGCTGATACATTCAACGCTGGCAACAGCGGTGCTACAGCTGGTGAAGAGGCTCTAAGCCCATTCAAGATTGCAGAATCTTATTCTGGTGCAACTACAGGAAAAGCTGCCGCAACAGCCGCTCTTGAAGGTGCTGCTGGTAACAAGATGAGCATTCAAATCTTGAAACAGACAGTTGAAGCTAAGACACGTAAGTTGTCAGCTCGCTGGACGTTTGAAGCTGCTCAAGACGCACAAGCCCAACAAGGTATTGACGTTGAAGCAGAAATCATGGCTGCTCTTGCACAAGAGATCACAGCTGAGATCGACCAAGAAATCATTGCTAGTTTAACAACTCTAGCTGGTACACAAAACCAACAGGTTTACAACCAAGCCGCAGTTAGTGGTACAGCAACATTCGTTGGTGACGAGCATGCCGCATTGGCAGTTCTAATCAACCGTGTTTCTAACACAATCGCTCAGCGTACACGTCGTGGCGCTGGTAACTGGGCAGTTGTTAGCCCAACAGCATTGACTGTTTTACAGTCAGCTACAACTTCTGCGTTCGCAAGAACAACAGAAGGAACATTTGAAGCCCCAACAAACACCAAGTTCGTTGGTACACTAAACAACGCTATGAAGATTTATGTTAACACATACGCTTCTAACGATACAGTTTTAGTTGGTTACAAAGGTTCATCAGAGTCAGATGCAGCAGCATTCTATTGCCCATACATTCCATTGATGAGCAGTGGTGTTGTTCTTGACCCATCAACATTCGAACCAGTCGTATCATTCATGACACGTTATGGTTATGTTGAGTTGTCAAACACAGCGTCTTCTCTAGGTAACGCTGCTGACTACTTAGGTACAGTAACATTATCTAACGTAGTATTCAGCTAATCAACTTACCTTAGGGTACGTTAATTATAAAGGGCTCTTCGGAGCCCTTTCTCTTGATCGCATAAATACTAATGTCAGTTTGCACAGGGCAAACTATTATGCGGAACCCCACCGCGTAGGACATAAAAAGTCAAATTAAGGAGAAATCAAATGGGACGTCCATTAAACAAAAAATTCTTTGGCAAAACAAACATTGCGGCCACAGACTGGTACAGCACAAGTAAATGGAAGCAATGACCTAACAGGTATTGAAATTACCAATGCAGGTTCTGGTTACACATCATTGCCAACATTTACAGTTGCTGACGGTAACGAAACAGCAACATACACTAGCGGTTCAGGCGGCGTTACTGTTGCACTAACTAGCGGTGCAAGTGCTCGTCAAAATTCTATCACAGTCACAGGTTGGATTCCAGCAAGTGATGCAGCAGGTTACATCAGCGGTGCAGGCGGCAGCTCATCTGTAACTGGTGATATTATTCGTCAAGTTGGCAGCAACAAATACATTATCCAAACTGCACAAGGCATTGGTAGAGTTAAACTAGTTGCTGATACAGTGGCAGCAGGCGAAGCAACAATTATTGCAACAGACTCAAACGGCAATACATACTATGTTACTAAGCTAACAGCTCACAAGGCAAAACTAACAAGATTAGTTGACGACGGCAGTGACGGTGATTGGTTGTTTGCAACAGGCGACTTGGCTAAGTGGTCCTTTGATGCAGCAGCTGACGACATCGTTCAGATTGCTAACCGTTAATTAATTTAAGAGACTCTGTCTCTTATTAGGAATAAAGAATGTCAAGAATAGTTAAAGTCAGTGAAAACAACTATAAGCTTCAAGTGCAAACTGGAGGCATTATAACTTTAGATACAGGTAATCAAACTGGTAGAGTCGTTGTCACTGGCGACTTAGCTGTTCTTGGCAATACAACGGTAGTAGAAAGTGAAACCCTTAATGTTAAGGATAACATTATCTATTTGAATTCCGGTGAAACTGGAGCAGGTGTTACCCTACAGACATCAGGAATTCAAATAGATCGAGGAACAGCGTTAGATGCTCTAATGGTCTTTGACGAAACTATCAATCATTATAATCCAACGCTAGGCAGCACAACATTTGGTACGTTTGTTTTTAAATTAACTAACGGATTAATGAGAGGTATCAAGACCAACAGTATTTCAACTGGCGGCGCTAACCTTGGATTAATCAACAGCGGTACTGGCGTAGTCACTGTGACAGGTACTACTAACTATCACGATCAAGTACAGAACGGCGGAGATCAAGATGTACTAGTAACTCGTGGTTGGGTTACTAGATATGTAAATTCATCAGGCTATCCAAATGGTGTAGCTATTGTTGATAGACTTTATCGATCAGATACAGGTATTCAAGCATACGATACTAGTCTCGATGGCGGTACTAGCAACATCAAAATAAAGTTTGACAACGTTATAAAAGCAACTTTTACCGCAAACTCATTTAATATTAATTCAGAGTTAGATATTAATGGTAAAACATTGATTAGTAACAACGTTATTAGTGCGCAGACTGCTGGAGATAACTTAAAACTAGTTCCAGCAGCTGGAAAAAATATTGAGGTTGATAGTCCATTACAGTTAAATATCCAGGCAGATCCTATTGCTGCTCCTGGACATGTAAAGTTATACTCTAAAGATCCAGGTACAGGAGTAGGAACTCCAGGTAAGACAGGATTATATTTTGTTAATGCACTAACGTCAGACGAACTGATAGCTAAAAATAGATCTTTATTGTGGAGTATGTTGTTCTAAGGAAACGAAAAATATGGCATTAACTAGCACCCTAATCGATGATCACCCATCAAACACAGTAATTTATACTAGTACTGGCATCAACGCCATTACTGCCCTTATCATTTGTAATACTGCAACTTACAACCCTGCAAGTCCACAAGACGGATTAACATATCTAACACTATGGGCTAAGAAAAGCGGAATTGCAGTTGGCGCAGTTAATCAAATTGTTAACGCTATGCCAGTACCAGCAGGTGAAACAGTAAGTTTTGACACAGAAAAATTAGTATTAGATGACGGAGATCAGATTGTTGCGTATTGTCCTGTTCCATCTAACCTTTCAGCAACAGTGAGCACACTGCCAGTATAATGAGATACCTAAGACAACAAGTACTCAATCGTAGAAGTCCTACAGACTTTAGTATTAAAGTTGATATGACTGACGGTATTGTTATGGACACAACTAATAATCTGTTGATGCCAAAAGGCACAACAGCACAACGTCCTGTGGCACCAGTAAACGGTATGTTGAGATATAACACTACCAGCGACCAAGTAGAAGTTAGACAAAACAATGCATGGCGCAGTCTACGTTTTAAAGAATCTACAGGCATAACTCAACAGACAATTGGTCCAGGTAACGATCAAGAAAGACACTTTGGTCCATTAAATCCTGCGCCACCTGCGCTAGTTGAAAGCGGCAGTACATTCGGTGCTCAAAATCTATTTGTTATTGTTGAAAACGTTATACAAATTCCCAACACAAACTTTGTGTTAATTGAAAATCCTTGTAGAGCACAAGGAACTATTTTAAGTTTTGACTCTGCTACAAAAACTATAACCAGTAGCAATACCAGTGTGATAAACTTTACCACTTTGAGTTTTTACAGCGGACAGACAATTGATATTTCTGGATCTGCAGGTAATACTGAAACATTTACAATAGATACAGTTACCGCTTCTACTATCACAGTAGAAGAAGCATTTGTTACAGAAGCAGAAGGTCCTACTGTTACTATTGTAGCACGTTCAAGTCTAACTAACGCTGCCTATGCAACAGGATGGTATGTAAAGTTTAGTGAAAGTGTTCCAGCCGCAGGAGTAGGTGGCACCCCAGTCTACGTTACTATATTACACGGATTTGATAGATAAGCTCTCTTCTATAAATACTAGAAAGAGAGCGATAATATGTCTGTAGAATTAGGTAGAATTGGCGGAGCCCTGTTAAAAGACAATCTTTTAAGAGACGGCGTAGACCTAGCGTTTGAAAACGATCTTCTATATCTTGATGTTAACAACAAGCGAATTGGTGTTAGAACTGACGCTCCCTCTCACGATTTAACTATTGATAGTAGTTGGACTACAACTAATTTAAAAGTTGATCTAGTAACCACTCTCCCTAGCATTACTATCCAAGCGGATAGAATTATTGACACTGCTAACGGTACAATAATTATTGCTCCTGCCGGTCCTAACCCAATCGTGGACGCATTAGGACTTGGCGTTGAACACTTAAGAATACGTGCTGGACAAGAAATTGAAAATATTACACCTAATAGTAATATTGAAATTGTTCCTTATGACTCGTTACTAAGCACAACGTTTGTTGACACTACAACTGTAGAAATTTTTGGTAACTTACACGCGACAGGTGACATTAGAGCAGACGGAAATATTGTATTTGGTAGCGACTCAAGTGATACTATTGACATTAATACTGACGTTGCTAGTGATATTGTTCCAGATGAGACTGGCCGCTACGACTTAGGTAGTGGTACTAATCGCTGGAGTACAGTTCATACGATGTTGGCCAACGGCCAAGAAATTAGTACGTCAACATTCATACCTGGCGGTATAGATGTATTATTAAGGCAAGGTAATACAATTTATGTTAGTACAACGGGCAGTGACACTTTAAGTTCAGGAACAACTACTTATCAAGGTGAGTATAATAATGTAACTGCTTATGCACTTGATGCAATAGTTCTGTATGAAGGTCAATATTATCGTAGAGTTAACGATCCTAACACTATTGGATTTGCTCCTGTAGATCCAAATCGTTGGATTATTGCCAACGTAACAATTAACGACGGCACTCATTTACACAGTCCTTTTAGGTCAATTACTAAAGCTCTTAGTGTTGCCCAAGCCGGTGATGAGATTATAATCTTTCCAGGCGAGTATCAAGAAACATTTCCTATGGTTGTGCCAACAGGGGTTGCTGTTAGAGGAACTAGTCTACGAGCAATTAACATATCTCCAACACCGCAAACAGATCACAACGATGCATTTTTATTAAATGGCGATACTACTATTGAGCAGGTAACAGTAAAAGATTTCTACTACGATAGCCTAGCAAATACAGGCTATGCGTTTAGATTTGCTCAAGGTATGACAACTCTATTTAGAAGTCCTTATATTCAAAACTGTACAGTTTTAACAAAAGGATCTGTACTAACACCTGAAGATCCAACAGGATTTAATTTAGGTGATGCAGGTCGCGGAGCACTAGTAGACGGCAGCGTTGTTAGCGTATCAAGTAAAGATGCAGCCATGCTATTCCACGCAGTTACTTTTATTTGTCATGGTGCTAACGGACTTACAATCACTAACGGTGCTAGGGTTGAGTGGTTAAATTCATTTACATATTTTGCCAATAACGGAATATATCTAATTGGTAGTACTGGAACTAGAACAGAATTACGCAGTATTAATTCAGCAAACGTCTACGGAAATTACGGAATAGTAGGTGATGGCGAAGGCGTACTGGCTTATATTATTGGACATAATTTTGGTTATATTGGTTCAGGTGCAGACGGTAATAATGACTACGGGCTTGTAATTCAAGCCAATGAAGTTGTTGCTATAAACAGTGCAGAAATATATTACGACAGCATGGATCACAAAGGTGATTTCCGTGTAGGAAATATTTTCTTTGTTGAGCAGAGTACAGGTAATATTAGTTTTGATGCGCAGGCTATTAATTTTGGCCCAAACGGTTCAGTAGTATTTGAAGATCTAAACGGTCTAACTGCAATTACCGCTAGAGAAATTCGTCAAGATAATATAGAAATAGCCGGTAACACAATACGTAGCTTAACAGGAAATATTAATTTTTCTCCTGCTAACACACAATTTAATATTGCGCCCGCAGACTTTAAGATTGATAACGGGGTAATTAGTATTACTCAAACAGACAGCGATCTTAATCTAGTAGCTAACGGAACAGGTAGTATTGAGTTTGAACATATTAAACTCAAAGGCACTACATTTACTAATTCTTTTACTGGTACACCAACACATTTAGACAACAGTATATTGCTTTCTCCTAACGGAACGGGCAGTACTGTTATTAATTCTAATAAATCTCTAGTAATTCCTTACAGCAACGACAGCATATATGAACTAAGCATCACTGGAGAAATTAGACAGAATACCGTTACTAAATTTTACGAAGGTTGGCAATCAAATGGACTTGTTAGCTTCTATCAAATATTCGACGATGATAGAAATACCTACATAACACCAGAGTTAACTCCAAATGCCAATGATGGAAAACTACGATTTGTAACTAATAATAAACTTAGAATGCAGGCTAGAACTAGCTATGCTAGACGCCGCGCAGTTTTTGACGATAGTGAAACATCGTTTGACAGTGGCGCAACTATGTTTACAGATTTAGGCGGAACAGGACCTGTACTAACTACTCCGCAAATCACTGTTGATAGTAATGTTACTATAAAGTCTAATAAAATTTACAGCACTAATTCTAGTGAAGATCTATATCTTAGTCCTAACGGTACAGGTACCGTTGAGTTTACGCAGACTACAACATTTGACGATGGACTGACTTTCTTTGATGCAAATACTACTAAGTTTCAAACGGTAACGGCGCCAATTAGTGGCAACAACATTGTCAACGTTAACAATGATCCTATAGAATTTTCGTCTACTGGTATAGGCTACTGGAAAGTAGCAACTGGTAACGCAGTAGCAGTTCCTTATGGTGACGACTCTAACAGATACGCTGCACCTATTGTTGGAATGATTCGTTACAACAACTCTCCTGACAAAAACTATCTAGAGTTATATGCAGGCCCCGAGTACGGCTGGATTAACGCCATTGGTACCAGCGGTATTATTGACCAAGAAGAAGTCATTGAAATTATGGGCTATTGGGACCTCATTCTAGGGTAAACAACCAAAACAGCTAAATACTATTACTGCAAAAACTGACCAAGTTTTTGCGATATTAAACTGTGGTAAACCCGCAATGTAAGGTGGTTAACCGTGAAACACGGGGTCAAAAGGAGCGCATATGGCTGTTGGTCGAATTTCAGGGCCGCTCTTAAAAGCAAATCTGCTTCGTGACGGAGTTGATTTAGCATTTGAGAACGACCTACTATACTTAGATGTAATAAACGGCCGTGTTGGTATCAAGACAACTACTCCTAGCGACCACTTAACAGTAAACGGCACTAGCCGCACAACAGACCTTATTGTAGATGACCAAGCAGATTTGGCAACATTTACAGTATCAGGTAACACAATTTCAAGTTCTTCAACAACTATTAATCTTGAACCTTCAGGTGCAAATCCTGTTGTTTATCAAGCTAAAATTCAAGTTGACGACTTAACTATCACTGGCAACACTATTGAAAGTCTTGATGACATTACTATTCGTACTAATGGCACAGGTGTTGTTAATATTCACAGTAACGTTGAAGTTACTGGTAATGTACATGCTACTGGTACTATCACAGCTGATGGTAGTATTATTATTGGTGACGCTGATACAGATAGCGTTAGTTTTAATGCTGAAGTTATCAGCGACATAGTCCCAGATGCACATAACACATACATGTTAGGTAGCCCAAGTAAAAAATGGGCTGACATTTATGTTGAAAATATTATTGCGCAGTCTATTACTACAGATGACATAACTGTAGATGGTATAAACTTAATTCTACCACAAGGTAATATCTTATATGTTAGCACGAACGGTAGTAACGCCAATAGCGGAACACGTGAAT